TTTCAATTGCCTCATTGAAAGCATCCTCCAGTTCTTCCGACTTGAACGCTTGAACAAATCCGGGAATGCAGCGTTTTAACGCTGGGAAGAAGAGAGATTGAAACACACAAAATAGACCTTTCATGTGCTTCGACGGCGGCATAACCAATCTCGGTCGTTCAGGCCCCGTGTACATTCCGTCCTTGGTAATGCTCTGAGGGTCTCCAACGATGGAGTACTATTCTCCGGCCTTGAGGAAGACATCGAAGAAAAAATGGTTAGGGTTTGACTTGCCTTCAAGCTCCATTAAAACTTGTTCGGCGTATTGTCGACGTTTGGGTTCTGCCCAAGTCTTTTCGTCGATTACCTCCAGCGGGCTCCAATTAAGGAGACCAGACCGTTACGCGTGGAGGTCGTCTCGGAGTCGTGGCAGCAATTGTGCGTACCATTCGTCGAGAAACTGCTGGTATCTAACCAGAGTCTGAGGGTTGAGCCCGGTGTTAGGTCCTAACTACCGGCCAAAAATCGCGGTGTTGTAATTACTCACGTTTTTGGCACAGAATTCTACAACGGTAACAACTTACCCGTCTGACACTTTGATGTTGGCGAAGGATTCGGCAACGAAGCGTTGTGGGGGGGTGTCACTAAGTCGGATGCTTTTACCCTTTCCGACGATGTACTCTGCAGCGTGTTCAACTAACCAAGCGTGGTAACGTTGACACTTCTCTTGGAAGTGGGGATCTCTCTCTGCTACCAGGTCGTTTCCAAGATAAACGACTGGTCCTTTCTTGACAAAGAGAGTCTGCTACTTGAAGACAGACGACGGAAACTTAAACTTTATACGCTTAGGTTTCACTCTGTCTCCGAAGTATGCGTCACGTAACATTGCAACATCCAGAATGTTGGGCAATGCCGTGACGGCTTTCGAGCCACAAAACACAACGTGTGCTTGTGGTAAAGAGCCTTCCTGAACCTCATGAGAACTAGAAAGACTTTGATCATCGCATGCGCCCGTTAGACGTGCAACACCGATGATCGTGGAAACTTCACCCGTGGCGACCGAAGAATCGCTCCCTTCTAACGCAAGGGGGGGTTGAAGCAAAGCGTCGTTTTCTCCTGAGGGCTATGAGTCAGAATCTGGTTCACCGCATAATTAAATGCAAGTGGATTCATCGGCACAGTCGAATCTCAATTGATCGCAAAGCTCGTTCACGAGAAATTCCAATTTCTCGGCGTCGTCGTTGTTCAACGCGTAGTCCCAACGGACATCACTAGCAACGGTAGCTGCTTCTTAGCTTAAGAGAGAATCGCTACTATTCTCTCCAGGGCCGTCGCCGTAAAAACGGTCGAATTGACTCGGTTCATTCATTCGATACAGAATATCGGGGGAGA